GCGCGCGCATTCGGTACAGCCGGAGCTACACCTTTTGGCACCCCAGGCGACTTCACCGATGCAGCAAGTGTCGTCCAGATCCTCAAGGATAACGGCGCTCCACTCTCTGACCTTCAGCTCGTCGTGAACACCACGGCAGGAACGAACCTGCTCGGCAAACAGTCCCGCGCTGATATCGTCGGCGAAGGGAACATTCGTCGCATCCAGCAGCAGGGTATCATCCTGAAAACCAGCGGTTGCCAGATCAGGGAGAGCGCCCAGATCAAGAGCGTCACCAAGGGCACGGGCGCAAGTTACCTGAGCAACAATGCCAGCGGTTACGCTGTTGGCGCTTCGGCGCTTGCGCTCGATACCGGCAGCGGCACGGTGCTGGCTGGCGATGTGGTGACATTCACAGGCGACACGAACAAATACGTTGTCGGGACCGCGCTTTCCGGCGGTAACATGGCTCTCAACCTGCCTGGCCTGGTCAAGACGCTTGCCGATAACGTGGCGATGACCGTTGGCAACAGCTACGCGGCGAACATGGCATTCGCCCGCTCGGCCATTCATCTCCTCGCCCGCACGCCCGCGATGCCGAAGGAAGGCGACCAGGCTGATGATGTGATCGTGGTTACCGATCCTGTCAGTGGACTGGCATTCCAGATTGCCATGTACAGGCAATACAGGAGGGTTCATTTCGAGGTAGGCCTTGCATGGGGCACGGCGTGCACCAAGAGCGAGCACCTTGCGCTCCTGCTCGGATAATGTTCGTTCGTTTGTTCAGCAGGCTCCCCGGTTCATTACCGGCCGGGGGTCTTTTTCAAATCTCTTTTCAGCCACCTGATTCATGGCATTCTCTTCTGACAGCGATCTGCGAGCAATTCTTCCCGCCATCTTCAACCATGGCTTAACCAGTTTCGCGCAATACCACGAACCTGCATCAAAAGAGCTTGGCCGCGATATCCGGCATCTGTGGATCCCCAGGCAATCAAGCGTCCTTTTCAAGGATTTCGACACTGACCGGCTTGACGCTGACCAGTGGAAGCAGGCCGCATGCCTGCGCGTGCTGGCTTATCATGTGCTTCCGCGCCTTGTGCTTGAAGCCACGCTGACCAGCACTAAAACCGCATCCACTAATGCGACAAAAGCGGACACGGTAACGGATTCGACGACCAGCACTTCGACCGTCTCAACGCCTGACTATGCCGCTCTGATCACTATCTATAAGGCCAGCTATCGGGATGAGATTGAAAGCGCCATCAATGACGGCGTTTACTACGACTCCGGAAACGGCCTCAAGTGGATCCAGTCCACCGGAAAAGCTGAATCACAACGCCGAATTCGATAAACATGGCAATCGACGAGACCTATAAACCGGCGACTTATGATACCGGGATTCTTCGGGGTGACAGCTTCCGCCAGGTGTTCAACTTCACGGCTGCAGGGCTCCCGCTCAATCTGACCGGCTCGACGCCTCGCATCCAGTTCAGGACGAAATCGGGAGACCTCATCGACACCTTCACTGAAGGCGCCGGGCTGGCTATAAGCAGCAATTCCCTCATCTGGACAATCAGCAAAGACCGGACCGCAGCCTATGACCTCGGCAAGTACCTCTACGATATCGAAATAACTGCCGGCGGAGAAACGAGAACCTACATCTCCGGCACGTTCACCGTCCAGAAAGACCAGACCTTGCCATGAGCGGAGAGATCACCATAGCCGTCAACCCTTCGAGCGTTGAGGTGAACATCGCGCCGGCTGCCGCCATCACCATCGAGGTGGCAAACTATGGCCTTCCCGGGCCGCAAGGCGAGCCTGGCCCGCAGGGAATTCCTGGTATTCAGGGCACTCCGGGACAGCAGGGAATACCTGGGGAAGTATCGCTTGCGCAACTGAGTGCGGCTGTAGGCGAGCGCGTAGCGAAAGCCGGCGACACGATGAGCGGGCCACTTGTTGTGCCTTCGCTGGCCGTCGGCAACAGCAATATTCCATCCATAGGCGGGGTGACGCTCCGAAATAAGATCATCAACGGCTACTTCCAGATAAACCAACGGAATGTAACCGGAGCAGTCACCCTTTCGGCAGGTCAATACGGACATGACCGCTGGAAAGCTGGAGCATCGGGCTGTACCTACACGTTCGCAACGAGCGGAATCGATACGATAGTTACAATCATATCCGGCTCCCTGCAACAGATCATCGAGGGGTGCAATATCGAGGCGGGGAATTATATCATGTCGTGGTACGGGACTGCACTAGGAAAGATCGGCAGCGGAAGCTACGGCACTTCGGGCATCATGGCAACCAATGTCACCGCAAACACAAACCTGACCGTTGAATTTGGTACAGGAACACTATCCAAGGTGCAGCTAGAGATTGGCTCGGTCACAACCGTAGAGCGTCGTACATACGGGCTTGAAATGCAGCTTTGCAAGAATTATTTCCAGGCATTTACCGATGCATTACTGATAGTATATGGCGCTGGCTATAGCAACGACTCAGGGATTGCCTTACCATTGTCATTCCTCACACCCATGCGCATAGCCCCTACGGTGACCATCATAAACGGAAATAACGGGGGTGCCCCGTCTAGCCTGACCATCACGAATATCGGGAAGAGCTCATGCGTCTGTCGCGTCGATCCGACCACTGCGTCAACACATATGTATTATCAGTGGAACATGACCTTAAACGCGGAGTTGTGAAATGTATAAGAGATTACGCGAGAACAGCATAACCGGAGAACCCGTTCCGATCGTCCACCGCATGACTGACAACGCATTCATCCCTTTTGACCTGGAAAACGAAGAATACCGGCGTTTCAAGAACGACATCGCAAACGATGTCCCCCTGCAGGTTCATGACGGCCGTTACATGACGTCCGAAGAGATTGAACAATATTTAAAGACTCTTCCCTGATAGCCGGAATATCAACTCAATCTGACCGAAATCAAGTGGCTATGACTACAGCAAAAAATGGTACCTCAAATGACTGAAGAGGTCTGCTGCACTCAGGTCATTGAACAGGGTGAAAAAATCCATGCTCTCGATGATCGCCAAACCAGAACGGAGGAAGCCGTGAGGAAAATCTTTGACCGAATCGACACAAACCAGAAATGGACAATCGGCTTGATCATGACCGCAGTGGCTCTCGTCGTTGAGGGCATTGGGCTTTTCGTTGCCATTATTCACTATGCAAAACCATGATCTACCCCGGACACATCATCACCAACGGCGAAAAAGACGCTGAACTCGTCCTTGAGATCAAGCGCCGCCTGAACGAAGCGCTCGAGCCCGCCGGCAAGATTCGCCTGCTCGACGACCTGAACCCCACTTTCGAGGCGATGACCATAGCCGCCGTGAAGCTCTTCCAAGCGCGCCATGTCGACGCCGCTGGCCACCCGCTGCAGCAGGACGGCCAGATTGGCCCGCTCACCTGGGCGGCGCTCTTTGACACCGGCGACCACGAATACGCTTACGACGCGCCGACGGCGCTGCTTAGAAATGCGATCGATGTCGCCGGAAAGGAGGCCGAAGCCGGAATCCGCGAAGTGCCACGCAATTCAAACCGCGGCCCGCGCATTGAGACCTATCTGAAAAGCATTGACCTCCCCGGCGGGCTGTCATGGTGTGCTGCCTTCGTTTACTGGTGTTTCAAAGAGGCATCGCGCCGGCTGGCGGCTGGCACCGTATGCCCGCTTGTGAAAACCGGAGGATGCCTCGACCACTGGAACCGCTGCGAAGCGTCCGGCGCGCGGCGGCTCAAGGCCGCCGATGCGCTGCAGAACCCCGGCCTGCTCAGGCCTGGGCACATCTTCATCATGGACCACGGGCGCGGCCTCGGCCATACCGGTGTCATCGAACGAATCAGCGGCGGACTGCTCTACACGATCGAAGGCAACACCGACGCGAGCAAGACGCGCGAAGGCGGGGGCGTTTACCGCCTGACGCGGAAGGTGGGCGAGATCAATAAAGGCTTCATCGACTACTCAAAAGCACCAATCGCATGAACATACTGAAAACCATCCTCGGCACGGCCGCGCCCGCGCTTGCAACTGCTCTCGGCGGGCCGCTGGCCGTCAGCGCCGTGAAGTTCCTTTCCGGCAAGATCCTCGGCACCGACAACGGCACGGCCGATGAGATCGCCAAGACGATCGAAGGATGGACGCCTGAGCAGCGGCTCGAACTGCAGAAGCTCGACAATGAGTACAACCTGTCCATGCTTCAGCAGGGCATCAATGTTTTCGAACTCGAGATCAGGGACCGTCAGGGGGCACGAGATATGGCCGTGGCGGCAAAAAACCTGTGGCCTCAGATCGTTCTTGCCATCATCTACAACCTGGGCTTCTTCGGGATTCTCGGGGCACTCATCGCATCGATGGGCAATACGCTGCAGATCAATTCGGCCATCAAGGATACCCTGATTCTCCTGCTCGGTGTCATGGCCTCAGAGTTGAAGAACGTAAACGCCTTCTGGGTCGGCAGTTCCTACGGATCGAAAGAGAAGAACGACCAGCAGTTTGCCGCTCTGATGCAGCAGCAGAAAAGTAATGCATGAAATTCGCCATCGACAGGGGGCGCATGCTTCCACACCAGCGCGCCTGGTGGGAGCTCCCCCACTTCTTCAAGCTCCTTGTCGGCGGATATGGTTGCGGAAAAACCCATATCGGCGCCCTGCGAATGCTCTACCTGAGCTACATCAACAGGCCTTACCCGGTGCTCTACGTGAGCCCGACCTATCCCCAGGCGCGCCGGACAATCGCCTATACGCTTGAAATCCTGCTCTCGACAGCGAAGGTCCGATACGATTACAACCGGACGCACCACGAGTTTTTCATTCCCGGGTGGAAAGGCACGATCTGGATTGCCTCAGGCGAGATCCCGAACAGCCTGAAGGGGCCGAACGTGGCCGCCGCCGGCATCGATGAACCGTTCATCCAGTCGAAGGAAACCTTCGACGTCGTGATTTCGCGCGTGCGCGAGAACAAAGCATCGCTTCGGGAAATCTTCCTCACCGGCACACCTGAACAGTTGAATTGGGGCTACGACGTAGCGATGAACGACACTCAGGCCTACGACCTCGGGCTGATCTACGGCCGCACCGGTGACAATCACCATCTGCCACCGGATTTTGTCGACCGCCTCCGGAACGCTTACGACGAGAACCAGCAGGCCGCCTACCTGGACGGGATATTCGTCAACCTCACGAAGGGCAGGGTCTACAGCTATTTCGACCGGCACAAACATGTCGACCGGCAGGAGATCGGCAGCGATCAGACCGTATTCGCCGGCATCGATTTCAACGTTGACTTCATGAGCGCGGAACTCTTCATCATCAATGAGAACAAACCCCACTTTTTCGATGAGATACGCCTGGCCGATTCGAACACGTATGCACTGGCAGAGCGCCTCAAAGAGAAACACCCGGGAATAACTGTCTATCCGGATGCGAGCGGCAACAGCCGCAAGACGAGCGCGAAGAAAACCGATCATACGATCCTGCGGGACGCGGGCTTCCGCGTCATTGCGACAGCGAAGAACCCCGCGGTGCGCGACCGCGTGAACGCGGTGCAGGGCAAGCTGCGGAAAGGAGAGCTGACCATCGGCAACTGCCCGCACCTGATCAAGGATCTCGAGCGAGTCGTCTGGAAAAACGGCGACATCGACAAAACGACCGATAAGGCGCTTACCCATGCGAGCGACAGCGCCGGGTACCCGCTCAACTACCTGTTCCCGGTCAGGATCGATAGGCCTTATGAACAACCTCAACACTTTAACGTCTGACCCCCATGAATATTGCTGAGCTCACCCGGAAACATCCGCTCTACACCTTGATGATCGAGGAGTGGAAATACCTGAAAACCTCCTACGATGGCGGCGAGGCTTATGAGCATGCCGCCTTGCTCTACAGATACGCTTATGAACGCGATGAGCTG